AATTGCCAGCAAGAAATACGAAGTCCCGAACAATCGCGCCCATCGAGGCATTGGGAGGCGAGCCACCCAATAAAGCCGCAGTGCCGGCCGAGAGGTTATATTTAACCGGAGCGCCACCGTTGAGCCCTATAGCAAGGCCACCGAACTGGACAAAGAACCAGTTTGCGGTCGAAGCCGTCGAATAGACGTTCGTGGCCGTCGTGGCCGTAAGCGTGTAGAGCCCAAGCCCGGAAGCCGCCGCCAGTAGAGTGACAACGCCCGTAGGATCACGGAACGCGCCCGACCCCAGCCAAGCCGCCGGAAGTGCCGCCGTGAGCACTGACGGGCTTCTGACGGGCTCGTAGCCCAACACTCCTGAGTAGCAGTTGCGCGCCTTGACGAGGAAACCGTGACCTCTCTCTGGAAGATCGGGGGCAATTCCCTTGTCGAAGGTGAAGATCACTCGAATACCGCCGGGATGGTCCTGAGCTGCCCCATTGGGACCTTGCGCTGGTTCGCTTCCTGAAGAACCTCTTCAAGAACGTCATCAAGTGCGGCGCGCCATAGTGGAAGGTGAACATCGTCCCTGATGAATGCCGCTGCCTCAGTCAGCGTCCCGTACAGATAAGCGTCTGGGTGGCTTGCAAAGAGCCAATTGGTCGTGTTCGTCACCCCGTCGAGCGCGGGCAGCGTGTTATAGCCGACAACCGTTACCGTCGCGGGGCTGTTAACCCCGTCGGGAACGGGCATGAGCGTGAATGTGGTCCCGTCAATCGAATAGAACTCAGGGATGCCGGAGACGTTAAGCGTGTTGGCAAACGTGCCCCCGAGTACAGGAGTCAGCGTCAGGCCCGTCAATGCAGTAGTGATCCGCTTGATCTGCCGAATGGCGGCGGGAATTGGGTAAGTCGCCTGGTTGGCAATGATCGTGATGGTGGAAGTTAGCTCCTGGTCGGGAGTCCTGAGCTTCCGGTTCATGCGCGCCTCGAACAGCCGCACGAAAGTCGGGATTTCCGCCGACAAGTCTGAACGGTTGAGCCAGTTTCCGACTTCGGCAACGAGGTCGGAATAGGACGCGAGTGCCATCAGATTATCACGTCCTTGGTCCTGAGCCAGCGATATTCGCTATCGTTGAGCAGCCGCTTCACCCCGTCGGCGTGCGCGGGGTTCCACATGTTGACCCCGTGCTTGGCGATCCACTCGAACTGGATGCCAATCGGAATGTGCGCGACGTGCCACATGTCGCTGCGGCGATCGAAGTCCTCGTTCTGCAGCGCCTTGTTGCGGTCGAGTTGCGCCGTAATGTCGGCTTCCGTCTTGACCTGAACGGTCCCCTCATCGTCGTCGAAAGCGCGAATCCACTTCCTGACGCCGTTGAAGGAACCGTCGTCGATCAATTGCCAATCGTGAGGACTGGTCATTACGCACTCAGGATCGCGTGCCACTGGCCTGCGGTGATGCAGACAAACTCAGCGGTTTTGCCTGCCGCCATCGCAAACGCGGCGTTCGCGGCGAGCGCGTTGATCGCATCGCCCGAAGCCGGGAACACGTTCATCGAGTTGGCGGCCGCCGCGTTGGTGACGGTCACACACATGCCCGCAACGGAAGCGGGAAGAACGACGCTATCCGCCGCCGTCGCAACGGTCGTCACGCGGTTGAACATCGCCGTCAGCGGGGTTGCTGAGCCCTGGCCGCCGCCCGCGTGGGCCGTCAGACTATCGACGGTAGTGTAATAGCGGTAGCCGCTGTCATCGAACTTGAACACATCGACGCCAGACGAATTGGTCGCCTTGATAACGCCGACGATATTGCGGAAGAAGGTTGCCATTCGCTGGCCCTTTCAAAAAGAAAGGGGCCGAGCCGAAGCCCGACCCCAAGGTCATTACGTCAGGTCGCGAACGCAGCCGAGAGCGGCTTCGTTGAGCACTTCGAGCGTAAGTTCCGTCCGAAGCGCCTTGCGCTTGGCAAGGCCCGTCTGCGCGAGGTCGAACGGCGTAACCGCTTCACCGACCGCGAGATTGATATACTCGGGATCGACAATGAGCGCGTCACGCGTCGAGGCGAAGCGATCAGGAACGAACTGGATCACTCCGAAGTCCGACACATAGGCATCGGCGCCGGCGACAATCGTCACCTGCTTGTTGCCCGTTTCGCGGCGCTGTTGAGCAAGACCCGCGAAGGTCGCCTCGTTCTGTTTCTGGATGCCGTTGGTGATGACCATCTTCGGCGCGCCACCCTTCAGCCAGATCGACTGCAGGACAGGCTTCAACAGGTTCTCGGTATAGGCCCGCTGGGTTCCGTTGGTGGCCGCCGAAACGACAGCAGCGGAGAATCCGCCATCCGATCCGCCCGCACCTTTGGAGGTGTTGGACGTGAGCCACGCTAGCGCACCGCCGAACAAGCCAGCAACACTGGCAGTCGGAGCCACCGACGCAAGGTTGGCGGTCGCGCGCGCCTCGATGTCGGTCTGAAGCTCGCGCCCCGCCTTCATCAATTCGCGGGCGAGTTCAGACTTGCGGCCTGCCTTCTTGGTCCATTCGACGGTCGTTGACGAACCGATGACCTTGGTGAAAATCTGGGTGTAATTGCCCACCCGGGTCGTGTTCGCCCGGGAAAGGTTGGCCAGATCGTCGCCCTGGATACTGGCGTTTGCCGGGTTGGCGGCGGCCAGCGTGTCAGTTTGCCATTCCAGGCTTGTTACCGCTCAGGAGCGGGGTTGGTCGTTTCTAGTTCCGCCAACCTCTCCGGCTCTCACCGGAGGTCGGACCATATCTTTACGCCGTTGCCGACGCGCCAGACATATGGCCTCTGAGGTTACGTGGAGGACGCTTATAAGGCAGCGCAGCAAATTCCTCGACCCGGCACTGCTTGCGCCCGATCCTGAAATAAGCACCAGCATCGATCCATGATTGAATCTTGATGCTTATGCGCCGTGGCACCCGATAGTGCGGTTCGCGGGGCTGTTCGACCCCAATCTTGCCGTGCCGGATGCCAACCGACTGCAACAGTCTCAGAAAGTCGTCGAACCAGAGGTCCGTTGACTTGAAACCCATTGTAGCGCCGTGCCGTCCGTTTTTAACAGAGACAAAGCCCTCGCTATCCATCAGGCCCGCAATGAACGCTAAGCGTTCATCCTTGGACGCTGTGAACAGCCAGTCCGGTATAAACTTTTTGTCCTTGGTTTCTTCCCGCAGCGCTTCGCAGAGCTTAGCGTCACCCGATCTAAATTCCCAGTGTGGCGCGGCCTTGGGAAACCGCTTGTCCAAGTAAGGACCGTTTAGCTGGGTTTTACGATCAGATAGTGCTTCGACCGCGACCTTCGCTGCCTCAACAAAGTCTTTGTCGATTGAGTTGAGACGAAAGGCTAAATAGCCTTGGTGGTTATAAACACACCCATCGCCTAGATAGACACCTAGAAGATAGGCCCACGTCTTACCTGCTGATTGTCCAATCTTGTGCATTTTCACACTTTGGTAGCACAAGCTCTAAGGATGTTCCAGCATTTAGTCTGGTTTTACTACCACAAATGACAAATTACATATGGTAGGTGTTATTGGCCTTGGTTCGGCCAGCGGCATTGATGAACGGAGTCTCGTCGGGGAACAGCTCGGCAATCCTGTCAGACAGGTCCTCGCGAACGCCAACGCGGTTCACGTTCTGGATGGTATTGGTAGCTACAGTCATTGGTTAGTCCTTCTGGCCCCCGGAGGGGCGCTGGGAACACAACGTCATCTCGACGTGGGTTCGGGTTAGTCGAAGAAGCCCGAGGCCTCTGCCCAATCTGCAATCGCCGCATCGCGCTGGGTTCTTGTCCTGGCGCTTAGGGCGTTGTTCCATGCGGCATCGCCACGAGCCTTGCGCGTTTGCTCGGGCAGCCTTGCGGTGCCGGGCTTTGCGATTGGCGGCGGGTTCTTACCGGAGCGGACCCTCTCCATCTGCTTTTTCATCAGCGCGTCGTACTTCTCGGCCTTGGTCTTCCATTCAGAAGTGACCTTGAGGGCCTTGATTGCAGTAACGTCGGAGATTTCATTGGGATCGAAGCCCAGCACTTCAGCGGTGGCAGTCAGTTCCTTGAGAACGTCCTGTCCGGTGGCGGGGTCGAACACTTCCGGTACTTCGGCCTGGAGACGCTGGTGAAACGCTTCGGCTTCATGCGCCTGTCGGGCCTGTTGGACTTGTGCCTGCTCTGCCCGGAACCTCTCGGCATCCCGCTGCGCCTGTTCGCGCTGGGCGGTGATGTTCTGATAGGCCTCAAGCTGCTGGGCATATGCCACCGGATCACGTGAGAACAGTTCGGCGGACGGTGGCTTGACCTCGAACTGTTTGGCGTAGAATTGCAGACGCTC